AAAGAGTATTACGTAATTGTTACAAATTGTTACGCATTTCCCACACATTGTAACAATTATTTAACAAATTATTTAACAACATAAAAATGCCCATCGTCATGATGGGCGATTTAAGTATCTTTATTTTTTGTGTTATTCGTTTACTGTTTTGCTCCACTGTTCATGCTGCAGGATGATATTGCTGTTTTCTTCCGTAATCATGCAATCAACGAAAACAGTATCAACATCCTTTCCGTACGCATATGCTCCGAGATATGAATGATAAACCTGCTTTGCTTCTTCGATAGTTTCCTTTACTACGATTCCTTTCTCATACTGGTTACCCGTCTTTTTGATTTCGTGAATGAAAAACATTTTTTTCGTCCTCCTTATATTTTTATATCTGTAAACGAATAAATTCGTTAAACAGCAATATCAATCATTACTGCCGTATACTGCGCTGATTATATAGTAATTGCTGGGAGTCAGTCCAGACATGCTGACGGTAGTTGCGTTCGGGATGAGGTTAAAGAATTTCGTTTCTGCGTTATCTGTGTTTGTCAAAGTGACCGGAATATAATCCCCTGAGTTGTTCGTCCAGAGGTTAGAGATTTCGGCTGTCGTGGTTGAAAATGCAACAAGTCCATAGATTATTACTGTTCTGCCGATTTTATACCTGCGCGCACGATTAAGAGAAGTGTTGGATATTGTGACAGAATTTATCATCGTCATATTGCTGTTTATCGTATCAATATTCGATTTCAGTGCATTTAATCCTCCATTTGGAACAGTTGACAGATTAGAGCTTGTCAACGCTTCATTTGTGGCAATATTGGCAGTTGCTATATAAACCCCCGGTGTCAAAGTAGGATGTGATTTTACAAACACAAATTGTCCCGCCGCAACCGCTGCGTGAGTATTGCCATTAGCGAGAATTGCCAATCCTCTTTGAATGGTAGTAATATCTTCTTCGGTTCCTAAGATTCTGTCAAGCTGATCTGCTAACTGTTGCTCCGCTGCGTCAATAGCGAAAGCAATGGTTCTATCATCCGTATTAGAAACGATCAAATTAGCACCATTGATAACCACGACACCCGTCATACCATTTACAGAAACCACGCCAGAGCTTTCGGGAATATCTGCCAGCGTTACAAGCCTGTATTCCGTATTCTGCCCATTAGGAAGGGAATAACGGATATAAGCTTCTGGCATGTTGTTTGTGTGCGTTACCCGCAGCGTAACAATCCCGGAGTTATTGAGTACGCGCTGGATTCCCGCTTCTTCATTTGGTGACTGTGTATCAATCCTCTGAATAGCGTCCCCGGGATTAATAAAAGGCGTGACAACAGGCCCGGTTTTTCCATTAACGGAAGTGACCGGAATAATAATCGTTACGTCTCCGGTCTGTCCATTAACAGACCGAACCGGATAAGGTGGCGGATTCTCTGGCGAATAGGCAGTGTCTGTAATTTCCTGCGCTCTTTTTACCTGTTCAATAATCCAGTCAAGATTAATTTCATGAAGATTAGTATACGGAAGTGTCATTATAGACATATCACATACCCCCTTTAATATACCAGAATGCAGAAACGTACTTTAAACGCTTCCATGATTATATTATACACATTAAGTTTAGGTGCGACAAGTAATTCTTGTTCCAACATCTGTTGTGATGTTGTTACGCCAATATTACCGGATACATGCGCTTCTCTGCTCAGCGTCCCATTATCCGCGATTTGGTGACCGTGTACAGTTTGAACATCGTCCCCGTGTGTCCGGGTCTGTGTATCATTGAAGGTGTCTGTTTTAGAATTAGTTCCAGTTGTGGTAATGGTTTCCCCGTGTTCGTTTTCGATTTCTTCTCCATGTGTCCGGGTCTGCGTATCATTAAAGGTGTCGGTTTTCGCGCTGGTTCCGTTATTGGTAACCTGTTCCCCGTGTGTGACGGTTTGAGTATCCGCATAAGTATCGGTGACTGATTCCCCGTGTTGATGTGCCATCGAGTCATTATATGTTGTAGTGTCTAAACCATCCCGAGTCGATTCTTTTTCCGTTGTACCTGATCCTGTTGTTTGGGATGTTGTATCTATAACATGACCGTGTGTAGTAGCATCGGAAGTTTTATCAACTAACGTATTAGTGTCGAATGCAGCTGTTTTATGTAACGTTGTATCACTTCCGCTGTGAGTTTCTTTTCCTGTTACATTAGTTGTGCTGCTAACAGTTTCTGAAGATGTTTCTCCTCCACCCGTTTGTGTTGTTTGTGTTCCCGTGTGCGTGTCCGTGTCGGTTCCGGTATGTGCTTCGGTTACGGTTCCTGTATGAGCATTGGCAGTTGTTCCGCTGTGTGTTTCCGTGTTGCTGTCCGTCTGATCCGCCTGGACAGTTCCCGTATGTTTATCTGTTGTAGTTCCCGAATGTGTTTCGGTGTCCGTACCCGTGTGCGCTTCTGCCTGATTTAACGTATCATCAGTTTTAACGGTTCCCGTATGTGCGTCCGTTGTGGTTCCTGTGTGTCTTTCTGTATCGGTTCCGCTGTGTGTTTGTGTGTTTCCGGTTTCCTGTGTTTCGGTTTCTGTCCGGTTATAGTTTTCAATCGGGTTATATTCCAGCAGCGCAGCCTGATAAATTCTGTCCCATGTTGCTTTTTCAACCTGTGACCATGCTCCGACCGCGAATTTAAAGAAAGTCGGATTCGCATATAACGTTTCCAGTTCCGCGCAGTTCATCAGGATATTATTGATTAACAGTTCCTTGTTCATTCCTTCGGGAATAACCATTTGGTCAAAAATGGTATTATCCCATTTGTATAAGCCGAGAACCGACATAGTAGCTGGCATTTCTTTATTCCTCCGCTTCTTTGTTCATTTCAGGCGTATCGAAACGATATTCGCAGGAAATATCAATATCCGGGAACATGGTTTTGGTTTCATCTATGCCCGTATGAATATTATCATACCATAGCTCAATTTTACAACGGGTTTCGACATTGTTAGCGTTTACTTCATCCGTTATCATTCTTTCTTTTTTGTAGGTGTTCGCATTTGGAATACCAACTTCCGTATTAAACAGATCACGTACTTTCCGCATATCGGACAATAAATCAGTTACAATATAAGTGTTTTTGACATTCTGCGTGAAAGGTGTCCATGGATTTGTACCATCTTCCCGCAGAAGCTTTTTATCCATAACAACTGCAGGATTTCCGCTTGCAAGCTCATCAAAAGCTTTTTTGTACGCTTCTGCCTGTGCTTTGTTATCCGCAAAAAATATAGTTCCAAGCTTTACATTATTCAAATCGATTCCTGCAGCTTCCCATATGAGAGCCAACATATCCGCATACCGATTAACCAAATCCATCAGGCCCATATAATCAGGAGCGATCTTTATAATGGTAGCATTTTCTCCAAGCTCTGCCCGGATAGACGGAAGCAGCGGATTAGTAACCAGAGCATAAGCAGGACGATAAAAAACATTATAACCGCCCAGCGTCCCCCACTGTGGGATTATGCCGTATTTCTCCGTATTGATAATGACATTATATCCATAACAAAAGAGGTTATAAAGAAAATAATCTTTATCCCATGTTTTAGGCAGTTTCCATTTAAAAATTGAAAACAAATCCTGCAGCAGAAACCGTCTGAAATTACCCGTTAATACTGTATTTTTACAATGAACAGTATTCGGATAAATAATGTTATATAATTCGTTGTTTTTTTGATAGTCCGTAGGAATATTAGCTTCTAAACCGTACATTTTTTAGCAACTTCCTTTCTTTAAATTTGAATAATAACCATAATGGAAACTCGCCCGGCTCCGGCCCCGGACCTGGCCCCGGCCCTGGCCCCGGCCCCGGCCCCGGCCCCGGCTCTGGATGATCTATGAAATACTGATACCAGAATTCGGCATTATCGCGTCTGTTCTGGTTTCCCGTAGGATCACCGCTTGACCTTTCTCTGCATGACCGAAAAATGTCCGCTGCTATTGATGGCGTATGGCCTTCAATCGTTTTAAACTTCGCCCATGTCCACGTTACGCCATCCCAGCGTTCTTCTGTCCATGACAGGTTTAGTTCTTCTTCTCTTTTTAGCCGGAAACATTGACAGGAGCCATCATACCACAAATAATTGTAACGTTCTGCAAACGATACGATCATGCATCCCGCCGGAGATGTTGTTGTATAGCTGTCCCATTGAATAAACCCGACACCATAACCCTTTGTATTCGGATTTGAGTGATCGTAATAGCCCAACATTACACTATTCGGAACATCTGATAAGCTTTCCGCATTATTCGGAAGAACCGACCATTTTTGAATTGCTCCGGGGTTTATTCCTGATTCTGTTTGTATATTGCCCAGCATTCCGGCAACTGCCAAATCCGAAAAGCCGTAAGAATTCATTTCTGATTTAAATTTATATGCATTAGAAATTTGCATAGCTGAAGGGTTTAAATGTGATGAACCTAAAGAATTATATCGGGTTCCGACATACCAACCATTTACAACTTCCGGATCAGCAACCGCCATTAACTCACCCCCTTCTGAATTATTATATCATTCGTAAAAGAATCCCGACAACAAATAATTTTTGATTCTGCTGCGTTCATTCTCCATACAGAAGTATTCCACATCTGCGTCTAAACATTTAATATAGCCGGATAATGTATTGATGGTTTTCACTTGCATTAACGGTCTGCCAAATTCCGTATTATCTCCGTCTGTTATCTGGGCGAATTCCGTAATAATATGTGCGGTTTCCAGTACTTCCAAAAATGAACCATTAGCACCGGAAGTTGAAACAGACGGAAAAGCAGCATCAATAGCGGATGAAATAGTAGCCGACAATATAGAATTTACAAGCGCAGGAGTCGAACCGGATGCAATACCGGAAGTTATTGTATTAACCGAATGCGTATAATCTGAATAAACTTGTGCTAACTGAATAGGTACTCCAATATTGGCGGTTCGAGTAGCACATACGTTGGATTCTGAAAGATTAGAAGCATCTACAGACGTTGCTACATGAATTGTAGCTTGTCCTGTGATATGATCCACCCATATTGGACAATGCAGATAACGACCGTTAGTTAAAATCCACGTATTAAGCGGAATACTTCCAAATGGCGGGAGATATACAGTAACTTTTGTATATGGAGCAAAATTTAAATAGTTTCCCCGGCTTGCTGCTTGCGGATGCACCGGAATAGTACCGGATGCATATCCTTTATGTGCAAGAGATGATACCATAATACCTTGTACACCGGAATTATAGTAACCAACTTTGATATCCGTTAGCGTATTACCAAAAGTGTCTGTTGTAAATGGGAACCACATACAAGATACAATATACTGAAAAGGATTAAACAGACTTTTAAAAAGTCCTTCTCCGATTTCGGTTATACTGCTTACACTCCATATATCATTTCCGAAAAGATACGCCAATAACGAATTTAAATTTGCTGTTGTAAGCGCATAATAGGCTGGTGCTCCGATATGATTAGAAGATTGATAATTAATAACACTCAGAATATAACATCCGCCCGTAGGCGATACATTATTATATGCATACGTTATTTCAGACCGTTGTACACTGAAATTTGTTTTCGCTGGATATAGTGAATCAATCACGTTGCCATCATATGCAGCTGCAGCCCTTTCAACATATGCCCGTGTATCCCCGATTTCATTTTTGAAACTTCCCAGCACATCAACCATTAAGGAACATTCCCAGATGTTCCCCGTATACCGCCAGTCTGTTATAAAGTAATATCTTCCGAATTTGGCAATATAACAATAATTATAGATACGAATAGGCGCAACCGTAGGCAACGGCATAGATGATACCGCGATTGTTAAAACAGGATTCATTATACTTGTATCATCTTTCAAATTCATATCATAATTCGTTCCGCTGCCAAGCTGCGGAGTCTTTGTGCTGTTTTCACGTTTACTGAATAAATAAAGTTCAACAACCATCTTTCGCAACCTCCCATATAATAAAACAGGCAGAAGTTATTAACTTCTGCCTGTTCAAAACTTGTGGATTAATCCAGAAGCAGCACAATCATCTTTTCCGTATTATCCATAAAGACTTTCTGACGCGCTGAAATCCAGATGTTGCGATAGAGTCCAGCAGCATTAAGCGGAGTAGGATAATACCGCCTGTCAAGGTAACCATATCCAGCAGCATCATCATCAAACATGATACCAAGAATATTAGTGGCGGTTACGCTTTCATCAGGTTCAACTAACGCGCCTGTTGCGCCAGTATAAACCGGAAGCACACTGACCCGATCCGGCGTTTCAATGGACTGCCAGAAATTGACGCTTTCAACATCCGCGAAACGGAGATAAGAATCATGGAAAGTGTCGGCCAGCACCCGAGCGTCGAAAGCATGACGCATTTTACTAAACAGGTAAATCTTCTGACGTTCTACGTCTGTGTGCCTGATAATATGCTTTCCGTTGACAACAGTCTGATACATTTCGCTTGCTTCAGTCATCAAATCAGACAGGTTAGCAATCCGCGCATACAACCATTTCGTAAAAGCCGGGAAATTATCGGGCCGGTAAACCGTCTGCGCGGTCAAAGTAAGCCCGGTTTCTGCATTGTATTCGGTGAGAAGATGAATAACCCGGCTTGTGTTGTTCTCATGAACCAGAGAACCGATCATATTCGCAACCAGTCCGCGCGCAGTAGAATCTTTAGCCCTTTCCAGACGGTTCGACATGGCTGTCGTAATCATTGAGAAGAAGCTGCCGAGTTCTTCCGGCCCTCTGAATGCGGTTTCCAACTGTTCTTCCGTAATAGAGTAGTGATCCTGATAGACAGACGCGCCGAAAAAGTTGGTTTGCAGCACATCAGGCTTTTTCACTGTCCACTGATCCACGCTGTAGCCCTCACCGTCAGGTGGGTTCTGGCTTGCGTCATACGTAACAGGCCACGCATAACCCTTGTGATTGTCCCAATCTTCATCCGCGATGGACAGCTTCCGCATATACGCTCCCCAGCGTTCCGGTGTTTTTTCAAGCCCTGCGAATTTCGCAGAATACGGACGAATTGCAAAAATCGTCCGACCGATAACGCCGGAGATCGCATTCATCACCGCATCACGGGGAAGTGAAAGCGCAGTCTGTCCCGCTGATACGAATTCACTGGTATTTGTAGGTGTCAAAGCATCCTGCCCGGTTGCCTGTTTAATGATGCTGTTCAGCACGGAAGCAATCTGGGCAAAAGACATAGTATTAACCGACATAGTATTTTTCCTCCTTTTATTTATTATCCGGCTTTTGATATGTTGGCCGGATTAATTCCCCGAGTATCATTTCCGGTTCTGTTTTGTTCTGCTGCTGATCCACATAATCGCGCCGGATGTTCTGAGCTTGAAACAGGTTTTTGAGTTCCTTTACCGCTGTTGTAAACTCTGAAATAGCTGCTGCTCCGAGTTCCTGCGGTTTCGCCTGTTCTGGATTCGTTTCTTTCTGCTGCTCCGGTTTTTGCTCCGGTTCCTGCTTCTGCTCTGGTTTCTGCTCCGGTTCCTGCTCTGGTTCCGGTTCTGGTTCTCGCTGCTCCGGTTCCTGCTTCTGAAAAGCGCGAATTTCTTCCGCAGTAAACCCAGCATCAAGCAGCTGTTTTACTTCTTCAAATTTCATCGAGCAACCCCCTTATTCTTTCGATATCGGATTCCATTTGTTTCAAAACTATTAAAATAGTTTGAACAATTGTATTATCCCCCGAATCCGCTGAATAGTCAAGATATTTACATAAGCCAATACGGTTAAAATCGTTTATCGACCGAGTACCGACACCATCCCGCCCGGATTTTGTGCGCGTACTATCCCGGACTTTATCATCTCCAATATAAATACCTACATGCTGCGCGTTTCCTTCGTTATCATCATAACCCCGATCCTTTTCCCCGCCATCATAAACAAGTTGAAATACCCACGCCCCAACCGGAATGCAGCCGAATTTCTGAATACATTCCGCTTTTGTTCCTTTCCATGATAACGCATTTCGCCACATCGAATTGGAACCGCGCCAATTATACGCCGAGCCATCAGACTTTCGACAACCCGAATCATAAAGAACCTTCTCCACGAAAGCTTGACAATCTAAATCTGAATATTTGTATTTATCATATTTCGGATCAGCTGCCAGCACCGCGAATTTATACGATGAAACCATTTTAATCCCCCATTTTATCAAGCAATTTCTGAATAACTAACGTGTTGTTATTAATTGCTTCTGTGATGTTGCTTTCCTGATCATGCATAGCATCCGCAAACGCCACTTTCATATCAGTAATCGTTGCGTTGAGTTTTTCCGCTTCTTCCTTGTGCGCTTTCTGTTCATTCTGCAGCATAACAAACATAGCAACCGCGCAAGCAATCGGAAAACCGACCGTCTGAATAATAGTAATTACATCCTGCATAATCTGATCCTCCATAAAATAAAATTGGCGGTTAGTTCCTGTCTTGATACCGCCGTATCATCCCCGCCCTTCTGGGGCTTGCGTAGGGGAAGGAACCAACCGCCCTTATTATTTTACCGAATCAGGGTTTGACTGTCAATCCTTATTGACAAGATCAAAGTTGACGTACTTGTTACCCTTCTTAGAAGTATTAATAATAATCTGAATTTGGGGTTTTTCTTCATCCGGCATATCTCCGAAAGCTTCCATATACTTGAGATACTTTTCAATAAATGCCTTGACTTCCGTCTTATACATCCGACCGTCAAGCCCGTTTTTGATAACCAGAACCGCATGTTCGGAACCATCCGATGCAGTATAGGTGTGCGTATGCTGGGCAACGGGCGCAATGATGAGTCCTTCGCAGTCCTTCAGATTTTCGTGTTTGTCATTCATCGCCTTGAAAAGTTCCATTTTAGTGAGTTCCATAGTTTACCGCCTTTCTCCGGTTTGACCGGATAATATTTTATTACATGAATTATTATAGATTAAAAATGTTTCAAAAGAATTACAGAGTTTGTTATAAATCGAAAAGATCACGGAAAATTAACTCAACTTCAAAGGATTCGAATGTTATATTCTTATATACCATATAATAAGTACGGAACAAATAATAATCCTGTTTAAACATTTTTAACCCAATACCGAAAGCATAATAGAATGGGCGGGAAACAGTAGCGGATACATAAAACTTTCTTTCGCTTTTGTGCTGATAAATTCCAATTTCACCACATGAAACAATGTGCTTATATTCTTTCAGCGGTTCAGATTTTATATTCGTTTCATCCGTTTTAAAAGCATTGTCTAATGCCATTGTTATAAAATCATTGCTTGAGTTTTTGTATAATACCGTTTCCCGCTTTTGTTCTGAAATGGGACTATTGAGCAATAATATAATCATGCGCGTCTGGTTCTCTGACCTCCACACCATTTGTTGCCCCGCCAGCATTTTCAAAACCCTTCTCATGCACCCCCAACCGGCAAAATAAGGATTTGCTATCTTATTCGCGTTTCCTAACATCAGGCATTTTACCGCAGCCCCGCCAGACAATTCCCTGTTTCTATTGACTGTTTCATAGAAATTAAGAAAAGCCACGAATTCATTTTTTATCGGCCTTTCACCCTCTGATGCAATAAACTCATCAAAAACAATATAATCATAATCCGAAAAGTCGATACCCCGAATGTTAGCAACAACCGACAATGCTACACCCGCTGCCCAGATTTTGCCCTCTTTATCATTCTCCCGAAATAAAATCGTACCTTGAGACGGAACAGGTTTTATATTCATTCCTAAATCAGAATTTAACTTTTTAAACGGGTTTCCGGTTTCCCGTTTGCATTCATCCAATTGAGTTTTTAATCTTCTTAAATAAATGAATTTCTGCTCATGCTCAATTAACCATTTAAATAAACCGTATGTTTTCCCGGTTCCTCTGGCACCAACAACGGATATGATGCTTTCGGGCTGATCCATAATATATTCCCAATTAATCCATCCGTCTTGTGTATAAATTTTAGCCATTATTCCCTTTCCCTTCTGAAATCCTGCATTAATGAAATTTCATTTAGTAATGCAGCATAATCTTTTGAATAACTCATTTCATATGTTGTGTCGATTATTGCAGCGTTTTTCATTATCCATACTGTTTTTCCGGTTTCTTCATCCTTCCACTCAAAATTATCCCAATCATTATAAACGATGGTATTCCCTCCGGCTTTATGCCAGATCATGCCCGGACGAAAATATTCCAAAACCGCCCTATCCGATAACGTTTTATCCGCTGATTGTTCATAAGCGTAATCCCGTAATTCTTCCACGGCGTATGATTCGCCAGTATTTTCATTAACAGCCTTTGACACCCCCGACACCGTTATATTCATATGTCCGTCATCATCTAAATAAGCATAACGTTTCGCGCCCTGGCTGATAAAACTGGTATAGTGCCCATCTGATTCAAATACGCCAATATAGTGTTTCCGGCCCTCCCGATCAGCAGCAACCGCGCCCATTCTTTCAGCACGTTTTCTTAATTCGATGTTTAATTTCTCAATCGGAACATTCCCGATTGTTTTAACACTGTCCGTGTCACAATATAATAATTGTTCCCCGCATAAATCAATTGCGTCCTGCAGCTGCTGACGCGCATATGCTGTTGTGTCTTCGGTAAACCCCCCATTGATACGGGAAAGCGGAACGTTTCAAAAGCATAACAACTTCATCCGCTGACATGGTATCATAGGAAGATTTTATATAATCACCTCCATTGTACAAAATTTCCTGATGCACAGGGTCTGTTGCCGACATTCCATATATGCTATTTAGTTTATTTTTATCCTTCATATATAGATATTTTTCGGCCTGATCCGTTGCCCCCTTTAATTTGGTTTTATTCGTATAATACTGCATAATGACCGCCCGATATTCCAGAGGGAGAAAGTCTTTTTTTGCGATCATGGCTTTATGCACAAAAATCTTTCCATAATCATATTGACGCAAAACAATCTCTAAATCAATTTCAGTTAGTGCTATCTCCATATAAGGAGCTTCTAATACTCGACCATTATCTACCTTGAAACCTACTAAACTTTTTGTGCGGGATAAATTAATATAAGGAACCGTTATTGATTCTTTCTTTAATCGGATGTCAGTAAAGCCATATTCGCCAACAACCGCATATCCCAAACCAATATACATAATGACTTTGTCAACCGTAGGATTATCAATCCATTGGAAACGCGACATTGGAAACTTTTTTGTAAGCTGCTGCGCTGGATAACTGGATGCTATATCATATGAGAAAATACCTTCTTTCCCGCCAGTATAAACCCGCCCGGCCCGGAACCGGGAACAATGAGTATTACCGCCACGAAAGGCAGCGCGCAACAATTTATACATTTCGATTCCGTCATCAGGATTTTTCTCTGATCCGGGTTTCATTGACATTATTTCCGCATGTCTATTTTCTATGGCCTTTTTACAATCCCGCCGAACATAACCCGTAGATGTTAGCGGAACCGTTGCAAGTGTATCTCCGTTAGACTCAACGCGCCAGCGCATGGCAGACACCAAACTTTCAACATCTGTCCGACAATATTCTTCTTCGTATTCTGTTAAAGGTGTCCACGGGTAACGGACTTTGGAATAATCGAATTTTTCGCCGGATAGCTTCTGTTTTACCCCCGCCTGTTTACATAACATCTTTAATGATAAATTCGTCTGAATATATGAACAGCGGAATTCAAAGCATTCAAGCATTCTACAATAAATTGGTTTTCGTTCTGCTCTGAAAAATACATCGTCATTATGAAAACCATATATCGCAGAAAGAAAACTGTATTCAAAACTCAAATTGTGTACCCATATCAAAAGAGTCGGTAATTTTATTTCTTCTTCCTCTGCATACGCTTCTAAAGCTTTTTTCAGCTTATAAAGCATGTACCCGAATTCTCCCCAGCGTCTACCATGAATGTACAAATCTTCAATTTGAAACTGCCAAGAGTACATAAAAGAATGTGCATCTGTGTGTTCCGAACTTGTCCAGATAGTTGATGTTTCAATGTCAAAAGCTGCATAGACATTAACGAATTCCTGCTTGTGCTTTTTCCGCTTTTGTGGAACTATCCCATAATTACGGAAGAAGGATAACCAGTCAACCGCCTTATAATCTACAGAATCCATATTTTACCTCTTTACGAATTTATCCCATAATTGAGATAGTTTTGCTTCCGTCATTCCATAGGCATTGGCACCGCGCCTGCGCTTTTTTAACTGTGTTTGTTCTGCAGCGAATTTTTCAAAATCACCTTGTATATCTTCCAAAGAATGACCGCGCTTTTTTAATTCTCCGAATTCTTCTATAAACTGCGGAATAACATATTTTGCATTAAAATCCGCTTGAGAAAATCTATAATCCAGATACGCAACAAACTCTTTTGCCTCTTTCCCCGTCATGCTGGCCAACCATGACCCCGCTTCAATTCCTGCTTGCTGCCATTGTTTGCTAACCGTTTGCAAAGCTTTTAAATATCCTAATTGCCTCGCTGCTGTTCTCTGATCCGGCGCGGATTCCCTAACTGCCTTTCGCGCCCGGGCTGCTTTCGCCTGTTGCTTTCTCCGCGCTTCTTTTGCTGCGTCTGATGGCTTTGTAATCTCTGGCGCGGGAATGATAATCGGTAAATTAACAGGCGTTTCGCGCTTCCGGGCAATCTTCAAAGTCGGGACATCGTTCAAAACCCGTTGAACAATGTTCATATAATAAGACGGACTGTCCGATGCTCTGACTTCCGCAACAGTCGGCAATTTAACCGCAGGAGCTAAACCAGCAGCACTTAATCTTTCCAGACGCTTACGGGCAATGCTGCGGAGCCTTGAATATTCCTTATAATCAATCATATAATAACCCCTTATAACTATTCTCCCGCATATATTCCCGCGCTTGTGCAAGTGTTAACCCTGTTACACGGGTTTCGCCATCATAATAAGAAACAACCTTGTAATATGTAATGTGTGCTTCTTCATCGTGAAAATCTTTACGGATTTTGAGAAAATCCCGATACCCGTCTTTCGCATTATACCATGTGTTAATAGCAGGTTTTTCTTCTGATTTCCAAAATACTGTAACTTCGCGCATGTTTAACCCTCCATATAAGCAATAAATTTTTTGCAAGCTTCCAAAGTACCAAAGAAGATTTTGTTACCGAATTTGTCCACCACATAGGCGCGATTCCGAATGTCCAGACATTTGAAAACATGATAATTCCGATGCATAGTTTCACCTCCAATCGAGCAAAATTTATTCCATTTCATTATACAAAATTCACATTTCATTTCTTTGACAAATCTATTACAAAATCGTAATAAACTGCCATTATAATTTGTTAAATAATTATTACAATGTGTGGGAAATCCTTAACAATTTGTAACAATTACGTAATACTCTTT